GTTCTGGCACGAGCACATGAGCGCGGCGTCGGCGAAGTCGACGGCCCTGTACGCGGAGGCCCGGAGTTCACACACCTAGAGCACACGGCCCCGTCGTCTCCCACCCTCCAGGGAGGCGACGGGGCCTCTTTCTTGTGTTCAAGACTTGACACGTCGGCGCCGATGAGTACGATGACGCCCAGTCTCTGAACGGGAGGTCTCATCGTGAGAACGTCGCTTCAGCACACAGAGGTCGTCCCGCCGTCTCCCGTTCAGGTCTCGGCGGTCGACGACGGGCGGGCCAGCGCCGAGGCTTCGGTCTCGGTGTCTGAGCCCGCCCCTTTCTCTTTCCACTGGTGCTACCGCTGCGGTCAACCCGCGACGCTGTGCATCAACGGAGCATGGTGGGACGTCGGATGCGCCAACCGCCGCTTCGGCGCGGATCGGCTCGCGGCCGTCTCGACCCTGCTCCGCCGAGTCTCACGCCGCCCAACTCTCCTCCGAGGCAGGGCAGTGTGATGGGGCCGGACCTAGATGAACCGGCGGACTCTTCTGATACACCCCGGTCCGTCGACCCGTCCTCCGGGTTCGGCCCCAACCTTTCTGAGCAGGAACTCCTGTTCATCATCGAGAAGGACGGGTGGCGAGAGATCGAGTGCGACCTGTTCCTAGGCAAGGAGATGACGCTCACAGATCTCCGGCGTCTCATCGAGGAGGAGCTCTCGCGTGGATGACCGCCTCTTCCGTGGCCTGCGGAACGCCCTCCTGATCCTGCTGCCGTTCTGGCTCCTCGTCCTGTGGTGGGTGACCCGATGAGTCAGAGACAGCTCGCGATCTTGACGTTCTTCGCCGCCGGGATCTCTGTCGGTGACATCGCGGGACTCCTGCACCTGTCCCGGAGCACCGTTCGCAAGCACGCGGAGCGCGCCTACTGGACGCTCGGAGCTCGCACGAAGTCACACGCCGTCGCGCTCGCTCTCCGTGAGGGGCTGATCGCGTGAAGCTCCGAGGGGGATGGGGACGCCCGGTGCTCCGCGCCGTCTGCGATCACTCGCCGGTCCGCCTCCGACTCTTCGAGACCGGTGGCGTCGAGCTCGCGATCGTCTACTACGCCTGCCGGCACTGTGAGCAGCCGCTGTTCCTGAATCAGGAGGGCCGTCCGGTGGAGCCGATGCGCGCCGACGAGTGCGGGTGCATCTGGCCCCACGTCGTCTGTTCCTACCACGGCCACCCGGTTCACGCTCCGCTCGATCATGCGGACGGAGGTCGGCGTGGCGACTGAGGCTGAGCGAGTGAGACATGCCTTCGTGATGGGCGACCTTGATGGGATACTCGCTGAGATCGAGCGTCTCCGCACCGAGATCGAGCGGTTGCAGGTGGCGCTGATCCAGATGGGGGAAGAGGCTCGGCGTCTCCGGGAGGCCCACGATGCCTGACTGGCGCGAGTGGATCGACTTCAGCGAGACGATGCCGCAAACCCCCAAGGCGCGGGCGCATGCGATCCGCGAGCGGTTCGGCATCTCGACCGGTCGGTTCTGGTGGGAACTCCACCGTGCCATCGACCGTCCCGAGGCGCTGAAATACAAGCCGATGACGGTCGGGCATCTGCTCCGCGCTCGAGAGAACGGTCGGATGCGGCGCGGGACTCGAGGTGATGCGGCGTGAGCGGTGAACCGTGGACGCCGGGACCGTGGGAGGCCATCGACCTTGACACCTGGCCGCACGTCCGGACCTCGAATCCGCAGCTCGGGGACATCGAGGTCGATCTGACCGCGGACGCCCTCCTGATCGCGGGGGCGCCTGAGATGGCGGCGCTGCTAGCTGAGCTCGACGAGGCCGACGGGTTCATCAGTGCCATCGAGCTCTACGGCGACGTGGACGGCGAGAACTGGATGGAACGGCGCGCCGCCCTCCTAGCCCGGATCCGAGGAGAGGCATGACCAACGATCTCGTCCTACGCGGCCCCGACCTGAACGCCCTCGCCGAACTCGGCGCGATGCTGCGGGACTCCGGGTACTTCCCGGACACCGGGAAGGTGGCGCAGGCGGCGGTGAAGGTGCTCGCCGGTCGCGAGCTCGGCCTCGGACCGGTCGCCTCGATGCGTGGTCTCCATATCGTCGAGGGTCGGATCGAGCTGTCCGCCGACCTGCTGGCGCAGCGCGTCAAGACGCATGGCCGCTACGACTACCGCGTCGAGCGACTCGACGCCGAGGAGTGCCGCCTCATCTTCTTCGAGGCCGGCGCGGTGGTCGGCAAGTCGACGTTCTCGATCGGGGACGCCGCACAAGCTGAGCTGACCGGCAAGAAGGCGTGGCAGCGGTACCCGAGGAACATGCTCTTCAACAGGGCGCTCACGAACGGCGTCGCGTGGTTCTGCCCCGACGTCGCGGGCTCCATGCCCTACGTCGTGGCCGGAGGTCTGGACGTCGACCTCGAGACCGGAGAGATCATCGAAGCACCGATCGAACTCGAGCCCGTCGGGGGAAGTGCGATTCAAAGTTCTGAGGTGTCACCCCGCGACGGGATGGGGGAGATGGGCGGGGAGGTAGACGCCGACGGAGCAACAACCCGTGGGGCCGCGTCCGCCGAACCCGAAGGGTCGGAGGCCGACTTCCAGGGGGAAGATGCCACCTCCGACCCGGAGCGTACCGAGGGAAACGAGTCGCCCTCGGTCGAAGCCGGGGGGGAGCGCACAGTCGACGAACACCAAGGTGCTGGGAAGCCACCTGTCGACTCGCCTCCCCCGGCGTCAACGAAGTACGAGATCCATCCGCTCGACTCGCAGCACCGATGGCGGAAGTCGACGACCATGCCGGGCTACCGGTACTGCGCGACCAAGAGCTGCTCCAAGACGGAGCGGATCCCGGAGGGGGAGACGGTATGAGGTGGATTGGGCTCCTGCTCGTGTGCTACGGCGTGTGGCGGCTCGTGCAGTTCGCCGTTGCGGATCTGACCCGTCAGGACACGATCGAGGAGCTCGAGTCGCTGGAGCCGCTCGATCCCCACGTCCGGGTTCGGCGCGCACCGTATGACTGGCGTCAGGAGGAGTCCTGGTGACCCGCCAAGTCGCGATCACCTGTATGCCCGCCGCCCACGCTCAGGGATGTCTGCGGAAACTCGGCGGTCAGGAGACGTTCGACCGTCACCACTACATCGCTGGGGACCGCTGGAAGTGCTACACGGACCGGGAGCTTCAGGCTCGCGGCATGTATCAGGACCGGTTCGGCGTATGGCACCGGTCGGTCAACCCAGAGCAGGGCACTCTGTCACTCTCTGTCACCCCTGTGAGCGACGAAGCACCCTCGGGTAATGGGTCGGGGCCACGACCCCTGAGTGACCCTGACAGGAACGCCGTGGGCGCGGCGCACCGAGAGGCCGGAGACACCGAACGAGGGGCAGCGGTGGCAATCATGCCGCGCACCGGTACGTGGCGGCGCCGAGTCCTCGATGCCATCGCTCTGTCTGAGGGTCTGACCGACTGGGAGATCCACAACCGGGTCGGCGGGCTCCTCTACACCGTGGCACCGCGCCGGAACGAGCTCCTCCGGGACGGCTGGATCCGAGACTCTGGGGAGCGGCGACGCACGAACAGCACGAACCGGGCGATCGTCTGGGTGCTTACCGACCAGGGCCGCGCGGAGTGGGTACCGGCGGAGGTGACGGCGTGAGCGTCAAGACGAAGGAGATGTTCTACGTCGCCTGTGACGAGTGCGGCGCCGACGCTTTCGAGGACAGCGAATACGTCGCGTGGTCGGATGAGGACGGCGCGCTTGCGGCGCTCGAGGGTTCCGACTGGTCGGAGTGGAACGGCTTGCATCGTTGCCCGAAGCACAACCCGTTCTGTGAGCGGTGTGGGCGCGACGCCGGCGAACTGTCGGGCGAGCGGGACTACCTCTGCATCAACTGCTTCGACCTTGTGGGGTCGGCGTGAGCGGGAGTCTCGAGAAACTCGTGTGGGTGCTCTACGGCGAAGATAGCTACTGGCTGAGCGACAGCGACTTCCGGGAGCTGGTGTACGCCGCGGCTGAGGGAGGGGAAGAGGCGGACGCGCTGCTGCGGCACCACGGCTGGATGTCTGAGGAGCAAGAACGTCGGCGTGAGATCGAGGCGGCGCGGACTTGGCGGGAGTCGCAGCGTGTGAAGGTGCCGATCCCCAAGAATGTCCGATGGGCCGTGTGGGAACGAGACGACTTCACCTGTCGGCATTGTGGGTCTCGTTCCGACCTAGCCGTCGATCACATCATCCCGGAGAGCGCCGGAGGCGCGGCGGTTCTCACCAACCTCCAGACGCTCTGTCGGTCGTGCAACAGTCGAAAGGGAACTCGGCCTGACCCGATCCTGTCCGCGCTGGAGGCGGAGCAACTGGTGGAGAGTCCATGACGCGGGTTGTGTCCGACATCGGGCGGTACTGCATGGTCCCGAAGTGGGTCGCGGAGCGGCTGGTGGGTCAGGATGAAGCACTCGCGCTCTGGGTGGGGCTCGCACTTCTGGCGAACGACGCCGATCGCTCACTCACGCGCTCTAGGACGAATCTCGCGAAGGCCGTCGGGATCTCGGTGTCGAGCTTCGACCGCCGGGTGGAGCGCCTGCTGGATGCCGGTGTCCTCGAGGTGGAGACCGACGTCGATGGACCGATCCGGCGACCCTCGACGTACCTGCTCGTCATGGCCGAACCCCCAGTCCAGAGCACGTTCATTTCTGACGGTGCCCTCAGTTCTGAACGTACCTCCAGAACTGCCACCACAAAGAACCAGCCTTTAGACCACGGTGTTTCAAGTAGTCCTACACCTTCAACCTCCGTACTACCCACCCTTGCGCCTCCGGCGCGAGCGACCGATCCGATCTTCGAGGCGCTGTTCTTCCTCGATGCAGGTCTGCCCTACTCCCGAGAGGCTCGAGCGACCCTGACCAGAACGTCTCTCGCCGCCATCAACGCCGCGGCGCAGGAGATCCGTCAGACCGGCATCACGCGGGACGAGCTGGAGCTCGCGATCATGTCGTGGCCGTCGGTGATGGGCGACGTGGTGTGTACCGCGAACGCCGTGAAGAAGCACCTCCCGAGACTCCGCGCCGCATCCAACGGCATCGTCGCGCGCCGGGAGACGACGGATCTCGATGACGCGGTGGCGGCGACGGCGCGGCTGCGGGCGGCGGGTGAGCGATGAAGCGGGACGCGCGCGTCGACTTCGGTCTCGTCATCATCTTCGCGGGAGCGGTCGGCGCCGGACTCGGCCGGACCGTCGGCGAGGTCGTGCTGGGTGCCGCGATCTGTCTGGTCGGGACGATGATGCTGCTGTCGGTCGGCTGGCAGGAGCGGCGCCGATGAGGTTCGAGGTGAAGGTCGTCATGCGGATGGAGCACACCTTGGCGATCGAGGCGGACTCGCTCATCGAGGCACAGGGGAAGGCGATGGCCCAGGTCGTGGATCGTGACGCGGAGCGCGCCGACATGGAGATCAGCGTGGAACGGGGGAACGGATGAGCGCCGACTTCATCGCGTTCGCGACGGCGGCGCTCGCTCTGCTGGTGGGGCTGTTCCGATGACAGACGTCACCACGCCGCTCGACAAGGCTGTCGGGAAGATGCTGATGGCGCTCGGCGGAAAGCCGGAGCCGGAGCGGATCATCAGCTTCACAGAGGCGCTCGATGACGCACACCTCTGCCCGCAGTGCGGGGCGAAGGCGGCGCGCAAGATCTCCTCGACGCTCCGCCGGCGCCCGTTCCCCGGAGACCTCGTCGACGTGACGCGCGAGATCCAGGGCTCGGCCGAGCATCAGGCGCACCTGTCCGACCGGGCGGCGCTGGGAGGCAACGATCTGCACATCTGGTGGACGACGCAGGGACCGGTTCACGTCCGGGCGGCGTGGCCGGAGCTCACGGGTGAGTCGGCGGTTCGGGTGGCGGCGCTGCTTGAGGGACTCGGCTTCGTGGAGCCGGATGCGGAGTCGATCGCGACCGAGCTCGGCACCGTCGACGAGTACGGCCCGACGTGGGAGCGGAGATGGTGGCTCGAGATGCACCCGGAGCTGTTCCCTCCGCTGCCGGTGCCGTCGATGCCGAAGGGAGACGAGTGATCCTGTTCCAGCCGGAGCACGTCGCTCCCATCCTCCAGGGTCGCAAGACACAGACGCGCCGACTCGGAGAGCGGCGCTGGAATGTCGGCGCCGTCCACCTGGCAGCCACCCGACTGTTCGACCCCGAGGCTGTGTTCGCGAAACTCGCGATCCTCGAGGTGCGTCGATCGGTGCTGTGGGATTTGACCATCGAGGAGGCGCGCGCGGAGGGATACGACACACAGGTCGACTTCGCTGAGGCTTTCGAGCGGATCAACGGACCGATGGCGTTCGATACGCCAGTGTGGGTCGTGGAGTTCGAGCTCGTGGAGGCGGCATGAAGCGGTCACCGATCTCCCGCCGCACCCCGATGAAGCGCGTTCGGTCGACGCCGCGCCGCGTGAGCACCTGGCCTCCCGAGCTCCAGTGCGTCCGGAAGCGATGCACGTCTCTGAGGACGGTCCTCGACTGGTGCGGCAAGCACGCGCGCGAGGAAGCCGACCGGCTGTTCTCGCTCTACATCCGCCAGCGCGACGGCGGCTGTCAGGTGTGCGGGCTCTCGATCGCGCTGCTCCGGGGAGACCTCCAGTGTATGCACGGCGTCTCCCGCCGGAAGTTCGCGACCCGGTGGGACCCGGCGAACAGTTGGGCCGGGTGCTCCCGGTGCCACTTGGCGATGACACTCGATCCGAACCGGTGGCATCTGTGGATGGAGGGTCGGATCGGGACCGAGGCTCTCGCGCTGCTCCGGTTCAAAGCCGAGCGCGGCGGCAAGCCCGACGTCGGCTGGGTCATCCAGGATCTCCGCGCGAAACTCGAGGAGGCGGCGTGATCCGGAGCGGGATGCTCGGCGTGGAGATGCTGCTGGCGTTCACCAAGGCGCGTATGAGCGCGGAGGCGATCTGGGGGAAAGCCGAGTCTGAGCGGATGGCCGACGCCGCGGCGAAGGAAGCGGTCGAGACGTGGACTCGGGAGTCGCCCGCCGAGGTTCTGAATCGGCATATCCGTGAACGCCTGATCCTGGAGGCTATGCCGTGAGGAAACTCGAGATGCCACCGACGGAGTACGGCAAGCTCCTGATCGCGATGCTCGCCGTCCGCGTGTCTCGCGGGCTCCTGTCACCGAAGGACCGCGCCGAGCTCGCGGAGTCGTGGTTCGCTGAGCACGACCCGGCGTTCTATAGGGTGAAGCGATGACGTATCGCACCGCTTCCACGTCAGAGTGGGAGACGCTCGACGAACTAGTCAAGGCGTTCATGCCGGGTGAGATTCCTGATCCGATGGGTGACCGTGAGCAGCGTTGGGTGAACGACCCCCGTCTCGAGACGCTCGAAGCCCTCTCCTCCCTCCGTACCCGCTACGAGAGACAGGCACAGGAGCTAGAGGAAGTCAGGACGAAAGGCACGGAGCTACACGTCTGGCTCTCAGACATCGCCGAGGCCGTTTCGGATACGCGGCTCCGAACCGTGAACGACCTCGCCCCGGACGTTCGGAAACTGCGGGCCAAGGTCGAGAGACAGGAAGCGGTGATAGAGGCGGCGCGTCGCGTCGTGGCATCTCATCGCCAGAAGGACCGGCCACTGGCGACCCGCCTGCTGATCGGCAACCTAGCGTCCGCCCTCGCCGCCCTCGGGGACAGCATGACGCCACGCCGCCGGCCTCGAGATGCCCCGGATAGTGAACTGCGCTTCCTGACCGGCGGCGAGAAGGGGACAGGATGACGGCGTGAGGGGGCTCGACTGGCTGATGCCCCGAGAGCGTGAGACGTACTTCAACGACGAGTGGCTCGATTCCGACGACGAGGAGGTGATCGCCAACAGACCACACCTGACCGACCGGACGCTATCAAGCGCGTCACGAGATCAGGAGGTGCAGACAGATGCTGAAGTTCTCGCTCGTGGTTCTCGCAACGATGATCGTAGGAACAGGATCAGCGTATGGCTATCAGACGGAAGTTGACCAACATGAGATGCAGTGGCGACGCGCAGGCCGCGCCGAGTGGAACCGTGAGGTCCGGCGGCAGGCCCGGCTCGACGCACTGGCCGCAGCCGAAGCCGCCGCCCAAGCCGAAGCCGCCGAAGAAGCGGTGCCGACTTCCTATCCGACCGGCGTATTGTCCGCCGAAGAGGTCGCGGCCTACGCCCGCGGCGCCGGCTTCCCCGAGTCGGTCATCCCGACGATGGTGGCGATCGCCTACCGGGAGTCACACTTCAACCCCGGCGCGGTCAACCCGTCACCCTGCAACAGCGCCCATCCGGAGTACGGCCACGCGATGGGGCTGTACCAGATATGTCCGAGCTACGGCGACCCGGCTCTACTGGACGCCGCGACCAACACCGCTCGGGCCTACGCGAAGTATGCGGCGTCAGGACTGGCACCGTGGGGCTACTGAGGGGATGAGATGATCCACGAGATACGAGCGTTCAGGAGTCATCAGATCATCCGGCGCGTCAGGCACGCGGAGCCATTCCGACTCGACTGCTTCCAGTGCAATCCCTGTTTCGCCTGTACCGGCGGGAGACTGGGTGCGCCACACTCGGCACAGTGCAAGCGGGTGGGTCGGTGAAGCTCTACTCCTCCCGCCAGTTCCGCAAGGAGCTCAAGGCGGCGCTGCTCCGCGAGGTATTCGAGAACGCCGTGCACCTAGCCGGAGAAGTCGACGCCGCCTTGGACGCCGCGCACTCACGAGTCGTCTCCGACGGCGTAGCGACCCGGTCGTACGCGAGCTCGCCGACTGAGAACGTGGCGCTGAACGGATACGGCCCACCGGTCGACCAGCACGAGTCGGATCCGTCACGCCGGGATCGGGTCGTCCGGGGACAGGCGGCGCTCCGGCGCCAGATCGAGAAGTCGCAACGGCTCTCACTCGATGCGCTGGTGCGGTGCGGCGCGATCTTGGACTCCGAGTCCCGCAGGATCGAGAAAGCGATGGGCCACCTGAAGCCCGGCGCCTCGGTCCGCAACCCACGCTTCGAGGTACCGGTCCGCGGCGACACCACGCTGGGGAAAGCTGAGATGATGGCGACGCTGGAGGCTCAGGAACGCCGGCGCGCACGAGGGGAGATGCACGGTGGTTGAAGAGGACATCGCAGGGACGTTCGCACGCGCGTCGAAGCTACTGGATCTGAAGGACGGTCAAATCCACCACGTCACCACCGGTGAACCGACGATCTCGCACAACGGCGCCGTCGTCTCGGTCCTCCAGTGCGACGTTTGCTGGCGCGGGATCCAGCATGTCATGGAGGACCGGCTCCGCCCGCTCATCAAGCAGCAGGTCGAGGTGCTCCTGGATGAAGCTCTGGAGAGAGAGCTGTGAAAGGAAGCGTCATCGTGGGCGCCTTCCCACTGTTCAGGTCAGTGGAGCGATGCACCACGCGGCATCCTCAGACCGGTCGACGATGCGATCTGCCCTACTTCCATCAGTCACTGGGGACTCCGATCCCGCACGAAGCCTGGTGGGGACTGTTCGGGCGGAAGCACCTGGAGTGGAAGGAACCGGGCGTGGTGTACGAGGCCCGTCATGCCTGAGACAGGCTGCTCCAACTGCGGCGCCCCGGTCTACGCGCGTGGCCGGTGCTCAGCGTGCCTCTCGTACCTGTATCGCCACGGCACTGAGCGACCCGAGGAACTCTGTATCCGAGCCGCGCAGCGACGTCTTGAGAGGGAGCTGATTCAACTGGCGTGGGGACCATTGATCCGTGCGCTGGAGGAGTCGGCGTGAGCATCACACCACCGACCACGGTCTATATGCTCTATGGGGCTGATGAGCGACTGCTCTACGTCGGCATCACCGGCAATCTGCGGAGTCGCTCTTGCCTGAATCACATCCTTGTGGTTTGCTTTCGCTCAGTGTGGGGACGTGTCCCCCGAGGTGGAGAGGCGTTCCCCAAGTGGCCGAGTGGACATCCCTCGAAGAGGTTCTGACAGAGGTCGAGGAGCGCGACGAGGCGTTCCCGATGGAAGTGTTCGATCGGCGCGAGCTCGACCGTCAGATCACGGACGGCAACCGCGCGGTCAAGTCGCTGGCGAATCGAGACCGCTAGGGAGGGATCCATGCCCCTGCTCCTCGCGACGATGGAGGACTTCGCCGCGGCGCGGGGAGTCGAGTTCGATCCGACGGACCTCCAGGCGCTCATCGCTCTCGAGGGCGCCTCGGGGACGGTCCGGTCCTACTGCAACCGCGATTTCAGCTACGTCGAGGACGAAGAGGTCACGGTGTTCCCGCGCGGGACCGCCGGCCTGATCCTCCCGGAGGTCCCGGTTCACGAGGTCAGCGCCGTCACGCTGGTCGCCTCCGACGGCACCGAGACGGTGCTCGAGACCGCGGACTGGTTCCTCGATGGAGTCTCCGGCCTCCTGTACCGGGTCTCCGCGAGCGTTGGCTACCCCTGGTACTCGGGCTGGTACTACCTGTACTCCACGCCGATCCAGAGGGTCGTCCTGACCTACACCCACGGCTATGTCCTGCCCGGCGAGGACGAGATCGACGGCGTGCCGGACCTGCCTCCGGAGCTCTCGCTCGCGACCATCTCGATCGCCTCGAGGAACATCACGACGTCGGCGACCGGCGGACAGGCCGTCAGGGAGAAGTCGGTCGGCTCCTACTCGGTGACGTACGGCGACCAGCAGACCACGGTCGATGAGACAGGACTCACGGCGGCGGAGCGCAAGGTGCTCGACCACTACCGTCTGTGGGCGAACCCGTGATGCGCGACCGGCGCATCGAGGTGTTCCGGGCCGGCGCGATGAAGCGCAAGTGGGCGTTCCGCTTCGTGGCCGACAACGGCGAGAAGATCGCGCAGTCCGAGACGTACTCGCGCAAGATCGACGCGGTCTCGGCGGCGAACCGGGTGAAGTCCGGGTTCGCGAAGGTCCCCATCTCGATCGAGGGCGAGCCGGAGATAGCCCGATAGGACTGTGCCGGGATCCCGATAGGACTCCCTGCCGAACCCGATAGGACTACGCCGGATCCCCGGCCTCTGTGTCGGTGATGAGGTGGACGGTGCCTGTCACCGGACAGTCGTGCTCGATCCCCGGCGTCAGGATGTCACCGCATCCCTCGCACTCGAACAAGCGGTCATCGTCGCTCAGCATCCAGCCTCCTCGCTCTCGAACCCGATAGGACTGTGCCACCTCAGAGATAGTTGCGCCGCACGTCCCTCTCCGTAGTGGTGCGTTCCACCAGTCGGACATGCCGGTGCGGGTACTCGGCCTTCGTCTCCTCGTACCACTCCTCCATGCTTTGCCGATCCTCGTGACCGTGGCCCTGGTCGACCCAGTCGCCATCCTTCCCACTGGCGCTCACGTCAATCTGAACGACGTACTCAGCCATCGGTGGGCTCCAGGCTCGCCACGACTGAGGCTGACAGCGCGGCCACGACTCGGGGGAACAGCGCGCTCAGACGCTGAGCCTTCGCGCGCATCTCGTTCCGGTCCTCGTCCTCGTAGTCCTGAGTCAACTCGGCGCGATACTCCAAGTCCTCTGTCGCCACTGAGATGCCGTCGACCAGATCCGAGAGCTCCTGTCGACTGAATGACAGAGGCGCCCGCGCCGCTGACAGTCTCGTGGCGAACGCTTCAAGGTCGGTGAACCGCTCGAACTCGGCGCACACTCCACCGTCATCTTCGGGCAGGTTCCAGTAGATGCCGAGTCGATACTTCCCGGCGTCGTAGTCGACCAGCCCGTAGACGTCCGATCCGAGGTCGATGAGCCGCGCTCCTGCGGCGTCGAGTACCGGGTACGGCAGACTGTCTACGTTCGCCCATGCGGCGGTGTAGCTCTCGTCGCTCTCGTCGCTCTCGACCCGATAGGACTGTGCCGGATCGTCCCTGACGGTCACGAGGACCGGCGCCGGTATCACGTCGGAGAAGTCGTACCCCTCCGGATCCCGCGCGACCTCGATCTTGCACGCGGCCTCGTATGCCGCATACCCGTAGACCTCGGCGACTCGACCGCCGAACGCCGCGCAGATGGAGCTGTCGCGCTCGAACGTGCCGCGATGTTCGTTGTTTTCGTACATTTCGAAGTAGCGGTCGTGCCCCTCGCACTCGAAGATCTGTAAGTGCGATCGGAATCCGTTGTTCTTAGTTTTTTTTAATGTCGTCATCGTGCTCTCCCTCTCTCGTGGGGACGACTACCGCGCCGTCCCGAATCCCCGATAGGACTGTGCCGCTTCACGGAACCTTGCGTCCGGTCTCCTCCAAGAGCCGGTAGATCACCTCCAACTGGTCGGCGCCGCTCTCGTTGGCGAGCACGGCGGCGTGGATGCGGTCGAGCACGAAACTCCGCCCGTTGTGAGCGCGGAGCGCGATGCCTACCGCGTCCTCCTCGAACTCGCCACCCTCTCCGGTCTCTTCGCCCGGCGCCGCGTACGCGATGATCCAACCGTGGTCCGGCAGCTCCTCCGGCGGAGAACCGTTCGGGTACTCCGTCGACCAGAGGCCGATATAGTCCCGACCGACCCACGTCGACCGCCGCTGCTCATAGTCGGCGCGCGCGGCCTCCAACGTGCCGAACACGTAGACGTCGGCCATCGCCGATCCGTCCGGTGAGTCACCGTTCAACGTGACGGTGACGGTGTAGACGTCATCCATCGTGGTGCTCCTCTCACTCGTGGAACCCGATAGGACTGTGCCGGATCTACCAGCGGCCTCGCTCCCGACGCTCTCGGATGATGGTCTCCAGGTCGTATAGCCAACCCTCGCCGAGCTCCGTCTCGATACTCTCGGCGAGATAGGCGAGCAGTCCGGGGACCTGCGCCACGTCCTCGCTCGCTTGCACGCCGAGCAGCTCGGAGACTGCGAGGTCGATCGACTCTCGCGATGCCTTCGCATCCATCGTGCTCTCCTGTCTCCTCGGTGGAACCCGATAGGACTGTGTGCCGTTCTCAGTGCTCGTGCTTCCGGTGCTTTCGGAGCCCGGCCGCGTCGTAGGGCTGGTCTGTGAAGTACGCGCATCCGTCGCACTCCAGGTACACCGTCTGGAACCAGCGACGCAGGAACGCTCTCACTCGCTGCATCGTGCTCTCCTCTCTCTCGTGGAACCCGATAGGACTCTGTGTCCGCTGCTAGTTCCCTGCCCGCCTCGCCTCCTCTGCCGCCTCGGGGTAGACCTCTCCGATCCGTGTCAGCCGTGCCTCCCGCTCGGGGGTTCCGTCCCCGCCCCGGAGTAGCTCGTCCTGGTACCACGTCGACGCATAGCCGTGCCTCTCGGTGTGCTCGGACGGTGTGAGCGTCTCGCAGCACCGATACCCTCGGTCCTCGCACGTCTCCATCTCTCTCTCCTCACTCCTCGGTGGAACCCGATAGGACTGTGCCGGTTGTCTCAGACTCCGCCCTCCCGCGCCTCGATTCGGAGGATCTGAGCGATGCGAGCATCGGGCTCGTCGCGGCGTCCCGTTCCACCGAACGCCTCCAACACCGTGTCATCGAACGGTCGCGGCTCGTGCTCGGCTTGGAACGTGTCGTGAGAGTCACACGTCTCACGCCATACGCTGTCGTCCCCGGTAGCCTCCGGGTCGATCCACACGCCGTCGTCGCCTAGCACGATGGTCCGACCGCAGTGCTTGCAGGTATCCATCTCTTCCGCGCTCCTTCCGGTAGGACCGTCCCACCGCCACACCCCGCAACTACCGCGCTCCGGGGTGTGAGCTAGGACGGGCTAGAGCCCGAGTCCCTCCGATCCTGCGAACACCGCGACGACCTCGCGCTGGTACTGGGGGAGGTACTCGACGGCCGCGCGCGCCTCGCTCATGGCGTAGTCGGGCTCGCCGACGTATCCGCCGCACGAATCGAGCACCGTGCCGTCGGCGTCCTCGATGAGATAGGCGAACACCTCGCCCCTCAGAAACGCATCGTAGGTCTCGACCTCTTGCACCAGCGCCTCCCTCACAAGCTCCGGAGGGGTTCCACACTCGGCGATGGTGGCCGGGGTTGCGAACGTGAATCCGACCAGTCCCCAGTCCCATCCGGCCGAGTCGGCCGCGCGGAACCCTGACGGGTCCGTTCGCATCGAGAGCCCACTGTGATCGAACAGATACAGAGGCATGATGGTCTCGGCGAGCGCGTCATGCTCGGCGATGAGGTAGTTCCGAACCGTGACGTAATCGTCCACCGCTCCCTCTGAGACCTGCACGTCCCCAAGCTCATAGCTCCGGTGTCCGCATACCATGACGCCGACGTTCGTCCACTCGCGCGGGTCGGCGTGCTCGGTGTACTGCTCCAGCACCACTCGCACCGTCAGGGTTCCAACGGTCTCGCTCTCTACCGTGTAATCGTCCATCTCTCTCTCCTCTCCTCTGTGTACCAGTCTACACGATTCCCGATAGGACTGTGCCCGCTCCTAGTTCCTGCGAGTAGCCCGCCAGCAACCGATCCGCGATGACGTGGAAGGAACGAGCATCGCTCGGGTCACGGTCGCCCTGAGACCTGAGAGCGACGACGGCCGCCTCCTCGTATCCGTCCTCCAACCGGTACACCGCACCGCAACCGTTGCACCGAACGATTCCCACGAGCCGCCCACCCCTCCAGGCTTGCTGGATGAGAGAGCAGGGCCCCGGGTAGCCGTTCCGCGCGATGCCTTCGGGTGCGTCCGGTCCCTCAGGACAGGGAAGGGAGATGAGGTAGCCCTTCCGGTAGGTCGACGCAAACTGTGCTGAGCCGTGCTCCACGTCTGCCGGTTGCTCGAACCCGAACAGCGGGAACCCCCGGAACGGATCATCGAATCCGCCCGGTTCGGTGCCGTCCTCGTCAGGGAAGGGGAACCGGAACCGGATACCCTCCAGAATCTCGCGGTCCGTGAAGTCCGTCTGACTGTTCGAGACCTCGCCGACTTGATCCGCGCGGAGATACAGCATGTCCTCACACGTTCCGACCTTGATGCTCTGTCCCTTGTAATCCGCGTACTCGCCCATCTCGCTCGTTCCTTCCGCTCGGGGCGGCTACCGCGCCACCCGAACCCGATAGGACTATGCCGAACCGTGCTCCTCGGTACCCTCCGACCACTTGGCCCCGCAGTAAACGCACCAGTAGTCAGTGCCGAACAGCTCCTCGCCGTCCGCTACCTGACCACCGCAGCGGCTCTCTGGGTCAACGTCTCGATGCAGTCGCATCCCGTTCGCCTCCTCTCTCGCTGTGTACCAGTCTACACGGTTCCCGATAGGACTGTGCGCGTTGCTAGTTCAGGGCGATGGCGTGCTCGTAGCCCTCGTAATCACCGGGATTGACCGTCGCGGACCAGTGCCCCGGGTCGCTCGTATCGGCGTCCCAGGTCTGGCCGTCCTCCATCCCTCGGAGGAAGTCGGCTCGTGCCGCGTCCATGTCGGCGAACCCTCGAACGTCGAAGCCCATACCATCGGCCCATCCGATCCTGAGAGCGTGGGTACCCTCGGGGACCTCGAACACCTCGACGTAGTTGTGGGCGTCGCTGTCAGCGACTTCCTCGGACAGTTCCCCGTTGATATAGTCGCGCTGGTCTCCGTCTGAGAATCGAACCGGCGCGACCGCCACCGGAACCGTACCGTCCTTCAAGATGACTACGTGCATTGTCCGCTGCTCCTCTCGCTCGACCCGATAGGACTGTGCCGGTTGCTGTGTACCAGTATACACGCTCAGCGCCACACCTCGACCCGCTCGTCGCTGTAAAACGCCCCGGCCCGGATGGTCTCGCCGTTGCTGTCGAGAGTCACCATCACGAGCCAGCACGACTCTCGCGTGATCCAGCTCCTATCACGCACGACGCTCTCGACCGTTCCACTGCTCCGCCCCGATCCATCCGGAGTGCGGAACGGGAACACCTCTAGGCCGTGCATCCGGTCTCCCGGTCTCACGTTCCAGGGCCGTAGCTCCTTCCGCTGCTCGCTCACTTCCGGTTCCTTTCTCGTTCGATCTTTCCGATAGGACTGTGCCGCTTCGTGGAATCCCGATAGGACTGTGCCGCTGTCCCGATCCACGCGGGCTAGCGGCCCTCCCGGTAGCAGTCCTCGCACAGCGGGACGTATCGGTCGGCTCGATGCTCGACGGTTCCGCCGACCGTCCCGCACGCGACGCACCGCGCGCGCGCCAGGACTGCGGCCGCTCCTCGTCCGTCTGGGTCCTCGTCCTGTGCTCTCGTCATCTCTCCCGCTCCTCTCGTGGTCAGTCCGTCCGACCGAACCCCTCCCGCGTCTACCGCGACTCGGGAGGGATGCGCTTAGGCGGCTACCGTCTCGGTCTGCTCGAAGACTGTTCCGAGAATCCGATCCACTGCCTTCTGCGCTTGCTGGGCGGCCTTGATGACGAGGGACCGGTCCTCGTTCAGGGCCCGGAGCCACGACGCGACATAGGCGGCCGACTGCTCAATGCCGCCCGTCTCGATGCCGGTGGATGCCGCCAGAATCGCCGCACCCATCTCCGCCACCAGCTCCTCCCGGGCGTACCGCTGGGAGCCGAAGTGTTGCGGCTCCCCGTTGCGCTCGAATCGGTCGAGCCGTGATGGGTGCCCGGTCGAGTGCGTCAGCTCGTGGAACAACGTACCGGCGTACCCCGTCTCACTCGACCACTGCTCCAGGGCCGGGAGGGTAATGCGGTCCTCGCTGGGGGAGTAGTACGCCGATTCGCTGGGAGCGTGCCGGAGCTCGGGCCCGTTGGCGTAGCCGTCGACCACTGCTCGCACTGCATCGGAGACCGTCAACGGCTCCCGCTCCTCGGGCATGGTGAACCGTGCCGGTAGCGTCAGCTCCTCGCACTGCTCGACGTTGAATACGTTGAAGTACCGGAGGAGGGGAATCTTGCGGGCCCGCTCCGCCCCATCGGCGGCCGTGTCCTTCCGATCTAGTAGCTTCCAGAACACGACGACGGTTGACCGCTGGCCCTTCCGGACGTGCCCGCCGAGTGCCTTGCACTGATTGAAGGTCACCCAGTACGGCGACGCGTAGCCTTGCTCCATCGCTGTGAGCGAGAGGAGCCACACGTTTACGCCCCGGTACGGCTTGCCAGTCGTGGCGCTCGTTGGCATCAATCCCGCCGCACTCGTCCACGGTCGAGACCAGGGAACGGTACCCCGCTCCAGTGCCTCAATCATGCGGTCGGTCACCTCCGCCTCTATGTCTCGTCCCATCGGTCTCGCTCCTTCCCGTCTCACACTCTGAGAGACGCGGGACGGTCCGCGCGCACGGCTCGGCCGTCCCGTATCCGTCAGGGTGTGGAGCAGCGATATACCGCGCGGTCAGCCGTGAGGTCGACCAGCACGAGCCGCGCGGCCGAGTCCTCGGCCCATCCTGAACAACGGATGACGACGCGCGACGGCATCCACGCGGGCCCGTCGACCTGACGGTATCGGGCGACATGCGCCGGTCCGTGGTGTGCGATTGCCGTACCCGTTCCGATCCCCGCGACTACCGCGACCGCGACGACCGCCCTACCGATTCCCTGTCTCATCTCTCGTTCCTTCCCTCGTGCGAGTAGTAGGCCCGCACGATGCCCTCGTGGCTCGGGCACGTCCAGTGCCCGTAGCCGTAGGCGTCCCGGATGAATCGGGTTCCGACCTCGCGGCAATCCTTCCGGAACGGCTCGGGTAGCTCCCGACCCTCGCAACCGTGGACCGTGGCCGCAATGGTCACGATGCCTCCCGGTACTCGTGAGTCGTGGGAGCTGCGGCGTATTCGTCATCACGGCACCCCCAGCACTCGTTGCCGTCCTCGCCCTGCCCGTGCCGGTCCTCGCTGTGACCGCAGTAGCAGTACGGCCCGTCATCCTCGGCCGCTCTCGGGGGGTCGACCGGCAGTCCGAGGGAGTCGACCTCCCAGTATTCGACCTCCCGCCACCCGTACCGGTCGATTCCCCGGGTGACCAGTGTGTCTAGGTTCTCCCAGCCGACCGTCCGCCGCGTGCTGGTGATGGTGTTGCCGTGCCCGTCGTCCGTGGTGAATCGGTAGGCGTAGTGCTGTGGCTCCGTCATCCGAGGTCAACCCTTCCGCTCAGCCTGCTCGGCTGACGCTCAATCGTGGAACGCGTCCCGCTCCAACGGTCCCGCTCGGCGAGTAGCGTCGCGGTCCGGAGTGAGAGAGGGGTACCGTTGAGGTCCGTCACGACCTCAACCTCTCGGCCGTTCGTCCGGCGCAACTGGTAGCGGGTTCGATCTCCGCTCATCGTGCTCCACCTCCGTTGTCGGTGCCCGTCAGGTGGTCGAGGTAGTCAGTCCGGACCTCGGCCAACAGTCCGGGCCCGCTCCAGTAGTAGGGCGATTCCCAACCACAAGAACAGCGGCCGAACGCGCGCTGCTCCTCGCCGTCGTGACTCCGGACAATCTCGATACGGTGCCCGTTGTCCGTCATGCGAGACGCCTCCCCTCGATGCTCCCCCGGTCGAGCACTGCGGCCACGAATCCCGCCAGTGCTGCGCCGGTCCCGTCGATGCGTCCCGCCTCGGCCTCCATCTCGGCCGCCTCGGCGTAGTCGCCGAAGTACCGCATACCCGACGCGCCGAGTCTGAGGTCGGCCGCGCGCGCCTTGCGCTCCTGCTCTGCCTTTCCTGCAATCGTCATCGTCCCTGCTCCTCTCGTGTCGGCGACTGTTCCATAGGCGCATCGTCCCGCATACGGGGGAACGTGTCAAGAGCCCTATACACTCCGAACGCGAGACTCCCCACGATCCTCCGCCCCTCCATGCGGGGTAGGCCGCGTCCGTGGCTCTCCGTGGCTCTTGTGGCCCGCGTTACGTCGAAACTTTCTCGAGCCAGGCAGGCAGGCATATCGGCCGGCACGTACTGGCGTCATGGGTCGGTGCCGTCGATCCTCGCCGCTCGTGAGAGAGGGAGTGCAGGCCCGGCGTATAGGTACCTACACCCTCCCCTCTACGTGCCGCAGAATCGCTCTGAGAGCCCGCAACGGGCAGAGGGGGTAGGGGGGGTCCGATTCTTGGGGAAACCGGGTTGCCGCGCGGGGGGTTGGCGCGCACAAAATCTGGGCCAAAAAGTATCCCCCCGGTCGTGCGCGGGAAAGGTGGGCGTCGTGGAGCTCTGGAACATCCTGGTCGTCGTGCTCGTGATCGTGCTCATCGTCTACTTCGTGAAGAGGATCTGAGATGGACGCTTTCTACGAGACCGCGACGTTCCGACCCGGTGACGTGGTGCTTCTGAGGGTCCGGGACGGAGTCTCACAGGCGGGTTTCGAGCGCATGGCCGACCACTTCGAGCGGATGGAGGAGCACACCGGGGTCAAGTTCGTCCTCATCGGCTCCGACCTCGAGGTGATCGTGCCGATCGAGGAGGCAGTGGATGGGTCGTCCGTCCAAGTTCACGGCTGAGCGCAAGGCGCGGATCCTTCAGGCGAAGAAGGTAGGCGCGAGCGACAAAACGGCCGCTCGAGTCGCCGGGATCGACCCCGCGACCCTCCGCGACTGGCTGAAGAGGGGTCAGGACGGTCCCAAGGATTCGTCGTTCAAGAAGTTCTGGGAGGAGTTCGAGGAGGCCGCTGCTCACCCTCGAGAGAGGGCGCTCGGGATCATCTACAACGCTCTCCCCGATCGCCCTGACCTGGCGTGGAAGTACGTCGAGCGCCGTGAGGACGGCTATCAGGCGCCGATCGCGGCTCCCATCGCGGTCGCGGCCGGACCTGTGAACATCATGCTCTCGTTCACGGAGCTCGTGCCGCCGGCCGTATCCGAGGTGACCATTGAGCCAACCGAGTCCTCTGCATCCGGGCCAGCCGAACTTCCAGCTCGCGCTACACGGAAGCCAACTCGCAGTCGCAAGAGATCCGAGTAGGTTCAAGGTCGTCTGCTGCGGTCGTCAGTGGGGCAAGACGCTCCTCGGCGCCTCGATGGCGGTCAAAGTTGCCGGACAGGGCGGGCAGGTCTGGTGGGTCGGTCCGTCGTTCCCGGTAGGCGAGCTCGGCATGAGCGTCGTGCTCCGCCTCTGTCATCAGATCGACGCTGGCCTCGAGGCCGCTGGTCTGCCGCGGATGAAGTTCGAGGGACGGCCCGTGTGGCGGGTCACGTTCCCCTCCGGCGGCATGATCCAGATGCGATCGGGGGACAATCCGGACTCCCTGCGAGGTGCGACGCTCGATCTGGTCGTGTTCGATGAGGCGGCGACCGCGAAGCCGGATGCGTGGACGACGCTTCGGCCGACCCTATCGGTCCGAGGCGGCGGCGCCCTGTTCATCTCCACGCCGAAGGGTCTGAACTGGTTCCACGACCTGTTCGAGTCCGCCGGCGTGTTCGATGACTGGCACCGGTGGCAGTTCCCATCGGTCGACAACCCGTATCTGCCGCCCGAAGACGTCGAGAAGGCTCGTGAGGAGATGTCCTCGCTGGTGTTCTCGCAGGAGTACCTCGCCGAGTTCATCTCCCACGGCTCGGGCATGTTCCAGTCCGAGTGGATCCAGCACTACCGGGTCCGGGACTCGGGCGGCGAGCGGTTCTACCTGCTCGTCGACGAGGTGATCGCGGAGGAGGAGTGCTGGAAGTTCCATACCGTCGACCTCGCGTGGTCTCAGGAGGAGCGCGCCGACTACACCGTGATTTCGAGCTGGGCGGTGACGCCTCGGAAGCATCTGCTCCTGCTGGACGTGATCCGGGGACACTTCCAGGGGCCGGACATCGTTCCGAAGATGCGTCAGGCGTTCACCCTGCACGGCGGCTACCTCGCGGTGGAGCGGGCGACGCGCCAGATGTCGATAATCCAGGAGGCTGAGCGGTCCGGACTGCCGATCCAGGTGGTCAAGGCGGAGAAGGACAAGGTCGCTCGAGCTCTCCCGGCGACGGCGCGGATGGAGCGCCGGATGCTCTGGTTCCCGCCAGCGTCGACGCCTTGGTACCCGGACATCGAGCAGGAGCTACTCGCGTTCCCCGCTGGGCGGCACGATGACTTCGTCGACACCCTCGCGTACGCCTGTCTCCAGATCGCTCAGGGGAGCGTCTACGAAAGCCGGGGACCGATCGTCGTCTAGGACGGGTTCGCAGCCGAGCCCGTCACAGAACCTCGGGTCGTACGTGTGCGTCCCGCCCTGCCCGTTGGAGCGGCGCTCGCTCATCGACCCTTGATGATCTGGTGGACGCGCGCGAACGAGAGATCGGACGCCGCGGCGAGCTGACGCAGGGACGCGCCGGCCGCGTTCGCCGCTCGGAGTTCATCACGGAGCTCCTGGCGGTCGCGATCGACCTTGGAACTTGACCTTCGGTACCGCTTCGCGGCGGTCGTAACGCTCTGGAGATCGGACATCGGCTCCCTTTCGTGTCGTGGCGGACCACTGTAGACCACCCTACACAATCGTGCAAGTCTCAGGAGGTCTCGAGTGGCCTGGTTCCGTCGATCGAAGGTGAGCGAGTCGTGGATGCGCCGACTCGGCGCCGGCCCATGGAACGCCGTCCCGAGCTCGCCGTATCACTCCTCCGTCGACGTCTCTGAGTCGCTTTCAGAGGCGATCGGGGCGCACAAACTGGCCGGTGGCGGCGCCTACGTGTGGCAGTGGGCCGTCCACACCTGTGTCGACTTCCTCGCGAAGAACATCGCGCAGACGAACCTGAAGGCGTACCGCAAGACGGACGGCGCGCCGGAGCCGCTCGACCGCGACCACCGGCTGTCGCGCGTGATCCAGCGTCCGAACCCCCAGACGACCCGATTCGGGCTCATCCGGGGCACCGTGGCGGACCTCGCGATCTATGACGAGGCGTTCTGGCTGTGGAAGTCGTCGCGCGGCGGCGAGGACCGGCTGTATCAGCTCCCGGCGTGCTTCGTCGAGGCGAAGGACACGAACCTGCTGACCGGCCCGGACCACTACACGCTCGACACCGGGACCGGCAGCGGTCCGAGGCGCTTCGAGGTCGACGAGATCATCCACTTCCACGGGTACAACCCCCAGAATCCGCACGCCGGCCGCTCGCCGCTCAAGTCTCTGGCGACGCTCCTGGTCGAGGAGCGGGAAGCCTCGCGGTACATGGGACGGCTCCTCGCGAAGGGGATGCGGTTCGGCGGGTTCCTGGGTCAGGGCGCCGGCCAGGCGCCGCTCAGCGAGACGGCGTTGAAGCGGTTCATGGAGGGACTGCGGGCGTTCAGCCGCGGCGGCGACCGTGAGGGCGAGTGGATGCTCCTCGAGGAGGGGATCGAGCCGAAGCAGAGCTCGTTCTCGCCTCACGACGCCGAGCTGATGGCGCTGCGGGAGTTCGTCCTCGACATCGTGATGACGGCCTACCACATCCCGCTGTCGACGTTCTCGAGGACGAAGCAGCCGACGTTCGCCTCCGCGAAGGAGTTCCACAAGAGCCTCTACACCGACACGTTCGGCCCTTGGAACTCGATGATCGAGGGCGGTGTATGGCTCCAGCTCATCCCGAAGTTCGAGGATCCGGACCTCTACGTCGAGTTCAACATCGGCGAGAAGCTCCAAGGCGACTTCGAGCAGACCGCGGCGGCGTTCCGTCAGGCGACACAGGTTCCGCACCTGTCGGTCAACGGCTCGCTGAAGATCTTGAACCTGCCCCCCGTGGGCGACCCGAACGACGCGGACAACCCCTACAACTGGCCCGCGCGACCCAAGAACTACGAGTACGGAGACCCGAGCGAACCACAACCCGAGGCGCCGACCCTCGCGGTCGCCGCGACCAACGGCCACGCCGATCTCGAAGCCGCCGCTCGTCTCGAGCAGTTGGCTCTCGAACGGATCTTGGAGGATAGATGAGCGACATCTTGGAATCCACGGAGGCCCTTGACGAGTTCAAGGCCCTCATGCAGGACCCGGCGGCGAGGCAGGCGTTCGTCACCCTCAAGGCCGAGAAGGCAGAGTCCGGCACGCGTCGGCGCTATTCCCACATCCTGAAGGCGGTCGGCGAGACGCCGTGGGCGATCCGTCAGTCGATGCTCGCCGTCATCGTCGACATCCTCGAGTTCCGCGCGTCAGGCGGTCATCTGACCGCCGAGGAGATCAACGAGCGCATCGGGGCTCGCCGGCAGGCGCCGCCGACGGCCACCGGTGTCGCCGTCATCCCGATCCACGGGGTCATCATGCCGCGCGCCTCGCTGTTCTCCGAGATGTCCGGCGCGACCTCGATCGAGGGACTGCGGGCGCAGTTCCGGGAGGCGATGGGGACGAAGGACGTCGGCGCGGTCGTGTTCGACGTCGATTCCCCCGGTGGTATGACCGATCAGGTGCCCGAGATGGCCGCTGAGATCCGCGCCGCACGCGGGAAGAAGCCGATGGTGGCCGTCGCGAACACGATGATGGCGTCGGCGGCCTACTGGCTCGCGTCTCAGGCCGATGAGGTCGTCGCGTCGAAATCGGCGCTCGTCGGGTCGATCGGTGTGTTCACGACGCACGAGGATCACTCCAAGGCAGAGGAGATGAAGGGCGTCAAGACGTCGCTGATCTCCGCCGGCAAGCACAAGGTCGACGGCGCGCCCTCCGAACCTCTGAACGAGGACGGTCGGGCGACGATGCAGAGGCTCGTGGACGAGTTCTACGGCATGTTCGTCGGCGATGTCGCGAAGGGTCGCGGTGTGTCCGTCGACGCCGTACGCAACGGGTTCGGCGAGGGCCGACTGCTCGGCGCGAAGGACGGTCTGTCCGAGGGGCTCATCGACCGGATCGGTTCGCTCGAGGACTCGATCGGCACGATGCTCCAGGCGACCCGGCCAGCGGCGATGCACTCCGGCGGGATCGTGGGTGGTCCCGCTCAGACGATCGTGGCGCCCGGTGTCACCGTCACGCCGTTCGATGCGTCGGACGCGACGTTCACATCATGGGGCACCGGCACGAACGCCGAGACGCCGACCCCGGATCCCGAGCCCGAGCCGATGCCGATGCCGGAACCGGCGTCCAAGCCCGACGAGAAGATCCCCGACTTGCAGGAGCAGATCGCGTTGCTGCGGCATCGCCCCGCTCCTCGAGACCCCCTATCCAAGTAGCGAGCCTCCCGGCTCCGCGAGTCACCGAGCCCGATCGTGGCGATCGGCTCCTCAAGTCGTGAAAGGAGTCGGCAGATGGCCGATGACGACGTCCTGAAGTATTGGGAGACGGAGAAGCAGCAGCACCTCGACGCTGCTCAGGCTTTGAAGGACAAGGCCGACGAGGACTTCCGTTCCCTCACCGAGAAGGAGCGCGAGAAGGTGCAGGAGCACCTGACTCACGCCACGGAGTACCAGCAGAAGATCCAGGACCGCATGGACAACGAGAAGCTCGACGCCTCGATCAAGCAGCTCGGGCGTCAGCTCACCGTCGCGACGAGCGATGACGAGGAGATCGACGTGGGGGTCGCCCGAAGCTGGGCCGATGCCTTCCTCGGGTCCGACGTCTATCGCGGCATGAAGGCGATGGGCGGTCTCCCGGAGAAGTTCAACTCCGGGGTCGTGAAGTTCCACGCGGCCGTCGGCGACCCGCTGCTCCCGCAGACCGGGTCGAACGACGACGTGTACCCGGAGACCTTCGTCCCGACGCTGGAGACGCCGGGTCTCCGCCAGCAGCCGCTGACGCTCGCTGATCTGTTCGATCAGGTGCAGGTGACGCAGGGCAACACCGTGCGCTACCCGATCCTCACGACCAGGACGCGAGCTGACGGTCAGGTGATCTCACCTGGAGAGGCGAAGCCGTACGCGGAGTACGCGTTCGACGACGTCACGAAGACCCTCGAGAAGAGGGCAGCCTTCGTGGCGGTCGCCGAGGAGTACCTCGAGGACGCGACGTTCCTCCGGGCGTTCCTGAACCGGGACCTCCCGTTCATGGTCCGTCAGAACGAGGAGACCGCGTTCGCAACGGCCCTCTACACCGCGGTGACGTCCTTCGCAGACGCGAACGACATCTCCGGCGGCGAGGGGATCTGGGACGCGATCCTGGCCGGGGTCACGGACATCCGCGTGAACTTCTTCGCGGAGCCCGACGCCCTGTTCATCCACCCGCTCGACTGGGCCGCAGCTGCGGTGCAGAAGGCGGACACGGCAGGCACCTACCTGTCGGGTGGCCCCAACGCGACGCCGTCGCGTGATCTCTGGGGTTCGCCGGCACGCGTGGTCATCTCGCAGACCGCGGTCCGAGGCTTCCCGATCGTGGGTGCCTTCGGTCTCGGCGGCAAGGTGTACCGCAAGGGCGACGTCCGTCTGGACGCCACCAACAGCCACGAGGACTTCTTCAACCTGAACCTCGTGGCGATCCGCGCCGAGGTGCGGTCCGTTCTGGGTATCACGTACCCGGAGGCGTTCACCAAGATCGACCTCGCGTCGTAGGAGCAGCACATGGGAGCGAGATTCCTCGTTCCCTGGCGTGCTGATGGGGGACACCGGGAGCGGCTCTGGGCTCACTGCCACAAGTTGTGGGCTCAGGCCCTCCCGGACATCCCCATCGTCATCGGTGCGTCTCCGGAAGGCCCGTTCAACCGCTCGGCAGCCATCAACGACGCCGCGTGGGGGAACTGGGACGTCGGTGTCGTCCTCGATGCCGATGTGATCGCGAACCCAGATCATGTCCTAGATGCCATCTGGCTCGCGTCCAGCACCGGTCGAGTCGCACTTCCCTACGACCGGTTCACGGGTCTGAACACCTCGATGACGGAGCGGATCCTCCGCGGCTACGCCGGCGACTGGGAGCGGGGAGCGCGATTCCGCTCGAACCGGCACGAATCCTCGATCGTGTGCATCCCGCGAGCTCTCTGGGATGAGATCGGGGGGTTCGATGAGCGGTTCGTCGGCTGGGGTCAGGAAGATGTCGCGTTCATCCAAGCCGCCCGGGTGCTCGGCGGCGGGATCGAGCGCATCGCGGGCACGGTGTTCCATCTGTGGCACCCGCGAGCACCGGAGAGGGACAAGGCACAACCCGACTACGTCGCGAATCAGGCGCTCGGGGAACGGTACCGCCGAACGAGGGAGCCGGAAGCGATGCGGGAACTCCTCGCCGAACGTGCGAAAGCCCGCCGCGCCGCGTTCGTGGGAATCTGGGAAAAGAATCTGTGGAACGGGACGGAGACGAAAGCCGGTCCCGGATCCACCCTCGCGGCGACGAAGGAACTCCGCGAGTGGCTCCCCCGAGTGCTCCAGGAACTCGGCGTCGCCTCGGTCCTCGATGCGGGGTGCAACGACTCGGTGTGGATGCCCGAGCTTCCGGGGTACATCGGGGTCGACATCATCCCTGCGGCCCTGGAGGTCGCGCGGTCGAAGCATCCCGATCGTGACTACCGGGAAGCCGACATCTGTCGGGACGAGCTCCCGCGATGCGACGCGATCATCTGCCGCGACGCCCTCCAGCATCTCTCGCTGAAGGATGGGCTCTCGACGCTCAACAACTTCCGCCGGAGCGGAGCGAAGTGGCTCCTCGCCTCCTCGCACCGGGTCGGCGAGAACAGCGACATCCGCTCCGGCGGCTACTACGCCTGCGACCTCGAAGCGGAGCCGTTCTGGCTCGGTCCACCGTCCCTCGAGATCGCGGACGGGACGTGGGACGGCGGCGTGAAGTTCCCGAAGAAGCTGTTCGGCGTCTGGGAGTTGTAGTAGGGTGCACGGGCCAAGAAACACAGGAGCCGGTCGCTGGTAACGGCTCGCTCCAGACACGACAGAGCCCCAGCCGTCCTACCGTGCGGCTGGGGCTCTGCTGTCAGACTCCGTGTCGCGCCGCAGCCTTGGGGCTGTGGCGGTAGTAGATGGCCTCGGCTCGGCGCCGAGCCGCCTTCCGGGTGGAGAACCCGCGGTAGTAGACCCGCTTCCACTCGTTCGGATCCGTGCGGGCACCCTTGCCGACCGGCTTGTACGCCATCGCGGCGAAGCGGCCATCGAACGGGCCACCGGTGATGCGCTCGGTGGTGTAGCCCGCGATCCAGCCGTCCTCGCACTCCCAGTGGGCTTGACGGGCCGACCCGACGCGCTCGAGTTCCAACTCCATGAACAGACGGCGGATCTCAGGCGGCATCGCGTCAATCGGTATCGTGGTCATGTCCCTCTCACCTCCCTCCATATCCGTTGCGCCACCTACCATTCTAAGAATGGGGGGTGGGAATCCGGCCCAAAAGTGCCCCGTCGCTCATGGGTCGCAGGCCATCTCGGGGAGGATCTGGCCGACTTGACAACGGCGCCGCAACGTATCCCGCGCCGTATATGGCCCGGACTGATGGGAACGTGTGTTCGCGTGGCCGGTGTGACCTGCGGAAACAGGATGACTCGAAGTGACTAGTGGGGGGTTCGGCGAGTGAACGTGGTCACCCTCGTCCCCTGGCGCGCCGGCGCCGCCATCCGCGAGTGGAACTGGAACGTCACGCGGCCCTACCTCGAGGAGCTCGGCTACCCGATCCATCTGGGCGATTCTGAGGGGCCGTGGGCACGCGCCGCGGCCTGCAACGCCGCCGCGAGAGACGCCGGCGACTGGGATGTCGCGCTGATCGCCGACGCCGACACGATCCCCGAGCCCGATGTCATCAGACGTGCGGTCGGGCTCGCGGCATCCATCCCCGGCGCGGTCCGGCCGCACGATCGTCTGTACGCCCTGAACCAGGCGCAGTCGCGGATCCTCGCGAAGCGCGGTCCGGGGAGGCTGAAGCTGAGTTCGAGGCAGAAAACGATGCTCGGCGGCGGGCTCCTGGTCGTCTCGAGAGCCGCGTGGGAGAAGGTCGGCGGGTACGACGAGCGATTCATCGGCTGGGGACACGAGGACTCGGCCCTGCACACCACGTTGCTCGCCGAAGCCCACTGGGACCGGATCGAGGGCCGCGCGTGGCACCTGTGGCACCCGCGCGACCACACCGACACGCCGGAGCGCCGGCAGAACCGGCTGATGATGGTGCAGGTTCAGCAGCGGTACCGCCGGGTGATCGCCACGGAGTCGGAGCGGCGCGGCTGGGACATCGGAGCGGTGCTGTGAGTCTCGAGCTCAGTCTCAGAGAACGGCTCCACTCGGTCGCCGGGCTCATCACGCTGCCGGAGTCTGATCGTCTGGCCGACCTCGCCGCCGCGACGCCGGACTGGTCCTCGATCGTGGAGATCGGCTCGCACACCGGCCGGTCGACGCTGTGGCTCGCGGCCGGCGCGAACGGCGCGCATGTCACCGCCATCGACCCGTGGCCGGAACCGGGGTACACGGCGCACTACGAGACCGTCGGCAACGATGACCCGTTCGAGTTCGGGACGGGCGAGGCGGTGTTCGAGCGGTTCTGCGAGAACGTGACGGCCGAGGCGTACTGGGACCGGATCACGGCGCTCCGGATGACATCGCTCGAGGCGGCGAAGATCTGGGTCAACCCGATCGGCCTGCTGTTCCTCGATGCGATGCACGGCTACGCCGACGTGAAGGCGGATTGCGAAGCGTGGCTCCCCAAGATCACCACCGGTGGAGTCGTCGCCTTGCACGACTGGTTCGATGACGTCGAATACACCCATCCGTCGCAGGTCTCCGATGCGTTCTACGACGCCTCGGAGCCGAGCCAGTGGGAGGAGCTCGGCGTCGTCGACAACCTCTACTCGGCGCGGCGCCGATGATCCCGCGGATCTTGCATCGGGTGTTCCTCGATGACCCGATCCCGGATGAGTTCGAGGCGTACTGGGCCGGGTTCAAGCGGCTCATGCCGGACTGGGAGTTCTTCACCTGGAACGACTCGGGTGATCTGGGCTGGATGCAGAATCGGCGCGAGTTCGATGAGGCGACCACCGACGCCGGCCGCTCCGACGTCCTGCGATACGAACTGATGGCGACGTTCGGCGGTGTCTACGTCGATACCGACGTCGAGTGCCTGCGATCGTTCGACCCGCTGCTGGCCGGTGATCCGTTCATCGGATGGGAGGATCACAACCTCCTGTGTCCGACCGTGATGGGCGCGCCGGCGCACCATCCCGCGATGGTCGCGCTGCTGGCCGCGTTGCCCTCCTGGTTCAGGAGATACCGCGGGGCGAAGCCGAACCGTCAGACGGGACCGTACTTCGCGACCAGCGTGCTCCGGGGTAGATCCGACGTAACCCTGCTCCCACCGGTGGCGTTCTACCCGGTCCACTGGTCGGCGAAGAGAGACCTGGGAGGTCCCTATCCGGCCGAGAGCTATGCCGTCCACCACTGGGCCGCGGGGTGGCTCCCGAACGGCCCTCCACAGCGGCCCGCTTGACGCTCTCGCGTCGCTGCCGCACTACCACGCGCATGTCTCAGCGGTCTGGAACGAGCTCTATCCGATGCGGCGCGGCCTCTTCGCCGACGACCCGAGGGAGATCGCCGGGCGCGACAATCCCGTGATCGTGGCGGGGTATCGCGACTGGCTCGCGGTCAAGCCGCGTCCGGTGATCCTCCTCGAGCACGGCGCCGGTCAGACGTACGGAGGGAGAACGCCGGCGCATCCGGGGGGAACGGGGCGCGAATCGGTCGCGCTGTTCATCTGTCCATCCGATCGGGTGGCGGCGCTGAACCGGGCGAGGTATCCGAACACGCCGGCCATCGTGGTCGGCTCCCCGGTGATGGATCGCTACCACCGGTATCCGGCTCGAGCCGAGCCCGGCATCGTGGCGGTGGCGTTCCACTGGAACGCGCTGGTCGCGCCGGAGTCCCGGTCGGCGTTCCCGTACTTCGCCAAAGCCGTCGCCGAGCTCGCGAAGGAACGTACGGTGATCGGTCACGGTCATCCGCGGGTCGAGCAGCAGCTCCGGCACTTCTACGCCGCCCACGGCATCACATGGGTGAGCCTCGACGAGGTGTACCGGCGCGCCGAGGTGCTCATCGTGGACAACTCCTCCGTCGGCTGGGAGTTCCTCTCGCTCGATCGGCCGGTCGTGTGGTTGAACGCACCGTGGTACCGGAAGAACGTCGAGTACGGCCTCCGGTTCTGGGAGTACGCCGACTCCGGCGTGCAGGTCGACGATCCGGCAGACCTGCCGTTCGCGGTGACCGAGGCACTGCTCGATACCCACCGCTCGAGACGGCGTGAGGTCGTCTCCGAGATCTACGCCTACACCGACGGCCGCGCCTCCGAGCGCGCCGCCCGAGCGATCGAGGAATGGCATGACACTTCGGTTCCGCCGATACGAGAACGGGCTGTCCCTCGAAGTGGAGGCCCCCGAACGCCCTGAGATCTCCGAGTTCTGGGTCGCCAACGCGCGCGACGAGGGATTCCTGGAGATGAAGGACGGACTCTTGATCCTGCATCTGCGGGAGGGAGACCTGATCTACCGCGTCCTCGAGGAACCCGGCGTCCACGAGGACGAAGCTGAACCTGCCGGATACCGGATCACGCACCACTACGCCTGCGAGCTGGTCGAGCAACCGCCGACCCACGCCGCACAACACACGGAAGGAGCCGGAGATGGCTGATGTCGTCTTCAACATCGCGCTCGGTGAAGTGAAGAAGTACGCGAAGCTCGACGGTGGCGCGAACGACGCGCTCATCATCGTGCTACTCCTGTCGGCCGGCATCGAGGCCGACGCCACGATCCGCGATCACGATGACCTCGCGGCGCTGCTCGCAGCGGCGAACGACGAGGCGACGTTCACGAACTACGCCCGCAAGACGGTCACGTCCGCGACGATCACCGTCGACGACACGAACAACCGTGTCGACATCGACATCGCCGACCAGACGTGGACATCGGCCGGCGGCGCCACCAACAACACCCTCGCGGCGCTGCTGGTGTGCTACGACCCGGACACGACCGCCGGCACCGACTCCAGCATCGTGCCGCTCACGAAGCACGATTTCTCCGTGACCACGGACGGTTCGGACCTGACGGCGCAGATCGCAGCGGCAGGGTTCTTCCGGGCCTCGTAGTGCCTGCGGTCCGGGTGGTCTCGACGGGAAGGAGCTGATGATGAGACGTCTAGTCCCGTTCCTGCTCGGTGTGCTCCTGGCGAGCGCAGTGCCCGCTGTCGCTTCGCACATCACCGAACCCACGAATCCCATCACGGGTTTGCGCCTCCATCTGGAGAACTACGCGCAGAACATCCCAGTGGACTGCACGGGTGTGGTGCCATTCACGTTCGCCAAGGTACGGGTCGCTCTCTACATCAACTCGGTGGGTCAGCAGCAAGGGAACCCGTCTGAGCACTTCGTGGCGGGTTTCGTAGCCCGGTTCGAGGTCAGGGACGCTAGGGGCATCAGACAGTGGCGTGGCGACAGCGATCCTCAGTGGCCGCACCAGAACGTCCCTCCGCATGTGGCGGGTGTGTTCAAGTTCGATGCCTCACGTACCACCGACATAAACGTTCAGCCTCGGGTGCAAGAGGCCGGCGTGACACCGACCGGCTGGTGGATGGTGGAGGCGAAGGTCACAGGCTCGGAGAGCGGGACGGTCCTTACGGATTCGTGTCTCTTCAGGGTCGCGCTGTGACCGTATCGGCACAGAGCTCGGGTACCCAGACCGCGACCGGTGGCGGCGTCGAGGATACGCTCCTCGACGTCGCGGTCGCGGGTACGTTCACGCTGCACGTCGACACCGTGAACATGGTGGCCGGCGACGTTCTCGAGCTGCGGATCTACCAGATGGTCCTCACCGGAGGCACGCGGCGGGTTGCCTATTACCAGAGGTACGACGGCGCGCAGCACGTCGATGATCGCATCAAGATCAGCGTGCCCATCTCCAACGAACTCACGGACTCCGGGTCGCTGCGCTTCACCCTCACCCAGAGCGGCGCGAACTCCGACAAAGCGTTCCCGTGGAAAGTCCTGAAGTATGCCTGACTTCGCCGATCCAGGGTTGCTGGTCTATCCAGCAGCGTGGATCACCTCAGTGGGTCCTGCCAGCGGGATGTGGGACTGGTCGATAACCGCGAGACCGGGTGGCGCCACCGCTGGCGCATGGCCCGCCAACAACCGCGCCATCTACCTTCCGTTCTTCATCGAACGGGTGGTGACGGCGTTCAAGATGTCGGTCGAGGTCACCACCCAGTCGGGGAACCTCGACATGGGGATCTACGATGAGAACTTCGCCCGCCTCGTCTCGCTGGGTTCAACTGCGGTAGCGGCGGCGGGACTTCAGGTGGGAGACATCGCCGACACGGTTCTCACTCCTGGTCTCTACTACATGGCGATGAACTGCTCCACGACGGCGGCAGCCTTCTCGCGTCAGGCGCCAGCGTCTGTGATCCTCGAGACCATCGCAGGGGGACGGACCGAAGATGTGGGTGCTGTGGCACTCCCGGCGACCGCGACTCCGGTCACTCCTGTGAGTGCATATATCCCCACATTGGCTGTCGGATTGAAGGCCACCCACTGATGGATCTTCCGGGTTCACCGCCCCTGCCCGTACTGATCTCCTCCTACTCACGATGGGGAGTCGCGGCTGAGTACGCCGCGTTGCAAGCTGGGTTGGCCCTCGCGTCGAATACATGGCCGGTCGCCAACACGGCGTTCTATCTGCCCCTCATGATCCCGTGGCCGTACCCGGTGCGCCGCATCTTCTGGGGGAACGGCTCCTCGGTGACCTCTACGAACATGGACGCCGGGATCTATACCTGGGAAGGCGTTCGACTGTTCTCCACCGGATCCACCGCGGCATCGGGTGTGGGCGCACTCCAGTACGTCGCTCTCGGAACTGAGCTGATCTTGACTCCGGGGCGCTACTACCTCGCTCTCGCGGATTCCTCGACCACGGCGAACCGTGGAGGCATCGCTGCCGCCGGTACCGTCTCGCGGAACCGTCAGATCGGCATCTTGCAGGAGGCATCTGCGCTGCCCTTGCCCGCGAACATGACGGGAGCTCAGGTGGCGAACGCCTATATCCCGGTGGTGGGTGTCACCAAGCTGGCCTCGGGGTTCGCCTGATGCCTGACTTCCCAGAACCCGGCCTGCTCGCATATCCGGGTGCGTGGATCACCGCGATTGGCCCCGCGAGTCAGCTATGGGACTACTCAGTCGTACATCGGCCCAGCGCGAGCGCATCCGGCGCTTGGCCCGCGAACAACCGCGGGTTCTACATCCCGTTCCTCGTGGAACGCACCGTCACCGCGTTCAAGATGTCGATCGAGGTCGGCACGCAGGCGGGCAACCTCGACATGGGGATCTACGATGAGAACTTCGC